GAGATGAGGCATAGCACTATAAAAAATTTGTACGATGGATATTTAAATTCAAAAGTTCCGCAAGCAGGCGGTCAAAAAAATAGTGTACAATATAGAGGTAATAAATACTTTGAAGGCGATGAAAATTTTACTTATGATCCTAGCAATAAAACTTTACAAGTAAAAGGAACAATTAAAAGCCTGACTCATCAATCAACAAGAAAATTAGAAGCTAATGGTCAATTTCACGCCAATGGATCTGTATATGCTGGAATAAAAAGAGTCTCAACAAAAGAGTACGAAATACAAGACACGGATAACACAATATTGTTCGACACCAGCGACACTAAAATTACAGCATTGCTTCCACCGGCAAGAGAATGCCCTGGTCGAGTGATTATTACGAAAAAAATCAACAAAGAAGACGACAAGTACAAAATACGAGGCACAAATTCACTAACGATAAAAACTGAGGGCGAGCTAATAGATTTTTCAACAGAAATTATTGTTAAATCAAGCTACTCTTGTAGAACGCTGCAATCTGACGGAAACAAATGGTGGATTATAAACAAGAGTGGCTCATAATATTGGCGTTTTGATGCAAAAACCACTATTTATTTTGAATTAGTATTTTTTTTAGGAGTACCTGTATGTCTAATTTATTAAAGGAAGCGATTGTAGACGCTAAAGCACTAAGAGAAGCTGCACTTAAAAGCGCTGAAACAACGATTGTTGAAAAATATTCTGACGAAGTTCGTCAGACTTTAGAAAAGCTTTTAGAGCAAGATGAGTTGGCTGCAGATCCCATGGCAGACCCCATGGCCGCCCCCGATGAGGCACAAGGTGAGGGTGAGGAAGTTGTTGACGATCTTAATCTTGCTGCAACAGACGATTTAGACGCATCTGATGGCTCTGGTCTTAGAGATCTCCCATCCGGTGGTGAGGAAGTTGAGGTTACTGTTAGCCTTGATGCTCTTCAAGAAGCCGTTGCAGCACTTGAAGCAGAGCTTTCTGAATCTGAAGAGATTGAAATTAACGAAGAAGATATTCTTGGAATTCTCTCTGAAGAGGAAGATGAAGAGGAACTTGAAGAGGCCAAAGGCGAGAAAGGCGATGCGGATCCGCTTGACGGCCAACGCGCAAAGTTTGATAAAGATCATGATGGTGTTCCAGATGGCGCCGATAAAGATGAAGATGACCCAGACATCAAAGAAGAGTCCTTGGATCTTGATAGTATTGTAGATGCAATTACTGAAAAGCTTGAAGTTGACATGGGTGCCGAACTTACTGGCTGGGCCGGCGCCTCACAAGAATATATGAAGCACGAGATGGAGCGCGAGATGGCCTCCCGTCGTAGCACAGATTTAGAAGAAGAATTAGAAGATTTGAAAAAAGCTCAAGAAGAGTTGGTTTTTGAAAATAGCCAACTTAAAGAGAGCTTAACACAATATAAGCAAGCAACTAAAGAGCTTAAAGAAGGCTTACAAGATGTAAACCTTTCTAACGCTCGCTTGCTTTACACGAACCGAGTGTTGAGAAATACCTCCTTAAATGAGCGACAAAAGGAAACAATTGTCGAAGCTATTTCCAAAGCAGGTTCAGTTACAGAAGCAAGAACAATTTTTGATACGCTTCAAAGCACAGCGCAAGCCGCACCTAAGCGCGGTCCACAATCGTTGAGCGAAGCAATTAATCGTCGTTCTGGTTCCTCTGTAATTCGAGCTTCTCGTCATGAGAAGACAACCTCTGATCCTCTTGCCGAGAGGATGAAGAGACTAGCTGGAATAAAATAAAAAAAATCATTATATAAGGAGGTGATTAAAAATGGCTGGTATTATTGATAGATTAACCGAAGGTATGGTTAATCGCGATATGCGTGCAGAAGGTCACGCATTACTAGAAAAATGGCAGCGCACCGGACTCTTGGAAGGTCTCGGTGACACACGCGCCCAAAACGGAATGGCCCGCTTGCTTGAGAATCAGGCAAAGGAGCTTCTCCGTGAGGCGAGCACAATGAGTGGTGGAGATGTCGAAGGCTTTGCAGCCGTCGCATTCCCAATCGTTCGTCGTGTATTCGCCGGTCTGATCGCAAACGATCTCGTTAGCGTTCAGCCCATGAGTCTCCCAAGTGGACTCATCTTCTTCCTTGACTTCACAACATCCACAAATGGACCTGGACTTCCTCGTTTGGGATATGGTTCAGATGAGGAATCACTTTATGGTGGTCAGGTTGTAGGCTCCAAGCTTACCGGTGGTGTGGATCTTTCTGGTGATGGCGCCGAAGAGGGTCCTTACGGACTTAATAACGGCTACGCTTCTCCAACAAGCTCCGCAGTTATTGGTAATGGAACTGCTGGTGCATCTTTCGTTCTTATTGCGACTGGTGTTGCTGGACAGGCTCCTGGCACAACCAATGGTGTTTTCTCTCAAGACGCTCAGACCCAGGCTACAATTGATACATTGACATCATACGATCCAGATCTTTCTGGTTCTCTTGTTGCTATTGTTGAGATTACTGGTTCTACCGATCTTAAGCAGCTTAACACCGAGAACTTAGTTGCAATTCAGTTCTTGAGCAGTGCTTTTGGTTCTGACTTCACAAACAATGCGAAACTTGTTCGTCGTTTGAGCCGTGTTGCTTCAGGTTCTAAAACTCAAGATCCAAGCAATACTGCAGCAGGTGGTGAGGGCGGATACAAGGCTACTCTTGTTTTCACTCAGAAGTCTGGTTCTGTCACTATGCATGGTGAAGATGGTGTAGGTAACCCAGTTGGCGGCGCAGGTCTTCTGCCCTCTGTTACTGGTGCTATCATGTCCCTTACATTCCCAATTGATGATCAGTTCAATTCATCCAATGCTCTTGGATCTGTCATCGGTGCTACGGAGTGGGGACTTGAAAACAATGCCAACATTCCTGAGATCGACATTAAGGTCGACAGCATTGCTGTTACCGCGATGACGAAGAAACTCAAGGCTAAGTGGACTCCAGAGTTAGGTCAAGACCTTAACGCTTACCATAACCTTGATGCGGAAGTTGAGCTTACAAGCATCCTCTCTGAGCAGATTGCTCTTGAGATTGATCGCGAAATCATTGGCGATCTTATCCGTGGCGCTACCGCTGCCACATATTACTGGAGCCGCGCTCCCGGTCTCTTTGTGAACCGCGAGTCTGGTGTTGAACTCGGTGCTAGCTCTGCTGCTCCCGATTTCACCGGTACAGTTAGTGAGTGGTACGAGACACTTGTTGAGACAATCAACGATGTTTCTGCCCAGATCCACAGAAAGACTCTTCGTGGTGGTGCTAACTTCGTCGTCTGCGGACCTGAAGTTGCAAACATCCTTGAGTTCACTGCTGGATTCCGTGCATCCGTCACAGCTGATGATGAGAAGGGTTCCATTGGAGCTGTTCGCGTCGGAAGCCTTTCCAAGAAGTTCGACGTGGTTGTAGACCCCTACTTCCCACGTTCAGTCGTCCTTGTTGGTCGCCGTGGTGGAAGCTTCCTTGAGAGTGGATATGTATACGCACCTTATGTGCCGCTACAGACTACACCCACTATCTTTGGACCAGAAGACTTCGTGCCCCGTAAGGGCGTCATGACGCGCTATGCCAAGAAGATGGTGCGTCCTGATATGTACGGCTTGGTTGTCGTCCAGGGTCTGCTCGGTCAGGAAGGCGCAACTAGCTAAACTCTAGTAGCCAAATAAATGTAAAGCCTCCGTCGTTTGACGGGGGCTTTCGTTTGTCTAAAACTACTTATAGGTGAGTCGAAAGGCTCAACCCGTGTTTCTGTGACATGATTATAAATGGTAAAACCAAGGGAGGGTTATAAAACTATGGGTACAAAGAGAGTGGGTCTTGCAAGAATCGAGGCTTTAATTGAGAATTTAAAAAGAGAATTGGCATTGGATGGGAGTGTTATTCATTATAGAAAAGCAAATTCATCTCCTACCGGAACTGGAACAACTTTAAGCGCAGCTGATTCTGGAAAAGTTATTTTTATGGACGCTAGCAGCGCGAATACAATCACTTTACCTGCTGTTGCTAATGTTGATGCAGGTTGGCATGTAAAAGTTGTATTGACAGCCACCGGCGCCGCAGGTGTTGTTCAGACAGCTAGCACAGAAGACAAATTATTGGGACAGATTGTCGCCATGGATGCAGACGGAAGTGCAATTGCTGTGACAAGTGACGCTGATGCCGATACAATTACATTTGTTAATGGCTGTTTAGCTGGAGCATATGTTGATATTGTCTCTAATGGCACATTATTTTATGTGCACGGATTTGGCACACACGCAACTGCTTCTAACAAGATCACACTAACCAAGGAAGACTAATAATTAATTACTAGTTTTCTAATTCTAACTCCACCTTGCAAGGGGTGGAGTTTTTTAATAAAATTACTTATCAATCTAAAGCATAATTAAATTTTAAAAATGACGATCTGTCAAATTTTTTCACCGGCAAATTTTTGAGATTTTTGCTTTTTTATACTAGTTACTACACAAAAAAGGAGTTTTTTATGGGTAAGAAAAGAAGACTAAATGCCGCTAAGGCAAAATTTCGTTCAAAACATTCAAGTCACCCAAGAATGAGGCTTTTGACGAAGGAGACTGAAACTGAGGCAGTTGAAGAGGAAACAAAAGTTGTTGAAGCTACACCCACGCCCGTCGTAACCACCCCAGAGGTCAAAACAACACCAAAAATTGTGGAAACCCCTATGACTACTAAGGTAACGACGCCTAAGCTTACTAAAACTAAAAAAACAACGCCACCCCCTCGCAAAAAGACAACAACAACGAAAAAAAGAACCACAAAAAAGAAAACAACTAGTGCAACTGCATAAATAAAGTTTTTCTTTGTAAACGAGCCTCCATCTTGCGTGGGGGTTTTGTTTTATGAGAACTAATTACACAAGGAGGACTTTACATGCCCACTAATTTAAATCCGCAGTCACAAACCAGCGCAATAGTTTTACCCGCCACAGGCGCTGCAGGCGTACAAGCCGGCGTAGCTGATTCTGCCGCCCATGATAGAGCAGTGGCTGGACAAACTATTTTAACTGCATGTCCATTTGGCGCATATACTGGTTCGCTAGACTTTCTTACTGGCGCATCCATGCAGGTTGATTATGTCTACAAAAAGCTTGGCGGCGATGTAATTGACATAGAGCTAACGGTTGATAATGTATACGCAGCCTATGAAGAAGCATGCTTAGAATATTCATATATTATAAATTTGCACCAAAGCAAAAATTCTCTCTCAAGCATGTTAGGGCAAACCACTGGTACTTTTGACTACGAAGGCCGATTAAAATCAGCTGTAAGCGGAGCGGGATCGCCTCAAATAGCAACGAGATATCCTAGATTTCAGTTTTCGTCGGCTAAAAGAGTTGGAGGCGGTTTATCTCAAATTGGTGGCTTGGGCGGAACTATTCGTGAGTATTCTGGATCTTTTGCGCCATCAAGTAACGTGCAAGATTACGATCTTCAAAAAATTATTGAGGATGCCTCCTCCTCTGGAGAGGATGATGGCGGCCAAGCGGTTGATTTCTCAGGAAAGGTTGATAACAATCAAAAAATAACGATTACTAAAGTTTATTTTATATCTCCGCGCGCAATGTGGCGCTTTTATGGCTATTATGGAGGTGTAGGCGTGGTTGGAAATTATTCGACATATGGGCAGTTTGCAGATGACTCTACGTTTGAGATTATTCCAACATGGCAGAATAAAATGCAAGCGATTATGTATGAAGATTCAATTTATACAAGAACTTCTCACTATTCGTATGAATTAATAAATAATAAGATAAGGCTTTACCCAACCCCAAGCTATTGGTCCATGCAGTTGGATAGGATATGGTTTAGGTTTTATATTGAAGAGGATGCCTGGAAAGAGCCAGATGGGTATCACGATGGAACGCTTGGTGTTAATAATATGAATACTTTGCCTTTTGAAAATCTTCGCTATGAGAATATTAATTCTATTGGAAAACAATGGATACGAAAATATGCGCTAGCGCTATGTAAAGAAATGCTGGGTCAAGTTCGAGGTAAGTTTACCACCATGCCAATTCCTGGTGAGAGTGTAACTTTAAATCACGCCGAACTATTAGGACAAGCAAAAGAAGAACAAACCCAACTAAAAACTAGTTTAACAGAAATGCTGGCAACCATGGAATATGCAGAACTTGCCAAGAAAGACACTGAAATAGCTGATGCTACGACAGCAACCTTTAAAAATTCCCCTCTGCCAATATTTGTAGGATGATAAAACATGGCGAATGATTGGGACAGACCAGAAACACCACCGCCTCCGTTATTCTTAGGCAAGAAAGAGCGCGATCTTGTAAAACAAGTAAATGACGAACTTATTGAAAAAGTTATAGGTCAGCAAATCTTGTATTATTCAATAGATTTGCAAACAACCAATTTTCATGATTTATATGGAGAGGCTGTGGAAAAAACGTATCTTCCGCCTGTTAGAGTGTACGCGCTTGTAGAATGGAAAACTGAAAAGACTGATTATTTTGAGGGTGTTGGAATCGACAAGCAGTGGGAGATTACTGTACATTTTCACAAGCGAAGACTTACCGAAGATCAAGATTTATTTGTAAGAGAAGGCGATTTTGTTCTTTATGGCGATCATTACTATGAGATAGTTGAGTTATCGGAGGATAAATTGTTGTTTGGTCAAGTTGGAAATGAGTTTGAAATAGTTGCGGAATGTAAACGCGCAAGAAAGGGGTTGTTCGATGCTACCTGATAATTTTGATTTCGCCATGTTACCACCAGGGTCGTCGGAGCACACTCTTAAAGAGCTGGGCATGCTGGCGTCGACGCTGGAGACGATTGATTATGCAATGGTTTCTTGGCTAAAGGAAGACTTAAAATTAAGCTCTAACACAAATGAAGGTTTTACTGAGGTGCCAGTTCTTTGGCAGGTTCCCGAAAGAGCGTTTCAGGTTAAGAATAAATCTAATATAAGAGATGAAACTGGTGCGTTAAAATTACCATTGATAAGTGTGACGAGAACAAACGTAACAAAAGATCCTGCCAAAAAAGGCTCTTTCCAGGCCCATTATTACTCTACTGATCGAAATGGCAGATCCGGCCGTTGGGTAATCGCGAAAAGAATAGTTAAAGATAAAACTAGAAATTTTGCTGTAGTAGGAACCACCCGCGGAAGTCAAAAATCTGGAGGCACCAAACAAAGATACGCACCCCGAATTAATAAAAAAGTAGTTATTCAAAGCTTATCTGTGCCAATTCCTGTTTATGTAAATGTTGAATATAAAATTCTTATAAAGTCAGAGTATCAACAACAAATGAATGAACTTGTTCAGCCGTTTATGACCAGAACCGGCCAAATTAATGCTTTTACGTTAAAAAGAAATGGGCACCTATATGAAGCGTTTATTGATCAAGGGTTTACTCACGACAACAACGTCAGAAACCTAGGTCAAGACTCAAGAATGTTTTCAACTGAAGTTACAATTAATGTGCTAGGTTATTTAATTGGAGAAGGTGTTAATGATGATCGCCCTATCGTAAGAATAGATGAAAATACAGTTGAGGTTTCTTTTCCGCAAGAAAGGGTTGCGCCCCCTGGTGTTCCTAATATTTTTGGTGACATAGATACTTAAGATAAATTTACACTTCCTGAACTGCCTTTTGGCGCCTTTTGAAATTAAAAATACTATTTAATTAATGATTGCAGCATCATTTGCGAGATTTTTATAAGAGGAAAGCAATATGTCAGTAAAAAGTTTTAAGTTTGTATCTCCTGGAGTGTTTATTAACGAAATTGATAACTCCTTTGTTCCCCAGTCAGCCCAAGCAACGGGTCCAGTTGTGATTGGTCGTGCGAGTCGCGGAATTGCGATGACGCCTATTCAGGTTCAATCATATTCAGATTTTGTCACAATGTTTGGAGACACGGTTCCCGGTAATAGGGGTGGCGATGTTTTCAGAGATGGAAATCAACAATCTCCAATGTATGGTACTTATGCTGCAAAAGCATTTTTAAGAGCAAACGTTGCACCTCTTACCTACGTTCGTGTTCTTGGTCAAGAAAACTACACCACTGATGGTTCTAGTGGAGATGCTGGCTGGAAGAATCCTAACAATGCTAATAAAACCTTTGCCAGTAATGGTGGTGCTTATGGTATGTTTATCTTTCATTCAGGAAGCCATACGAACTGCGCAGAAGGTAACTTAGCAGCTGTCTGGTATATCGATAATGGACAGCTTGCACTGAGCGGTACTGTTCGTGGTGGATTAAATGAACAAAAAGAACCAGGATCTGATAAGCGATATGGCGGCGGCAACACTACAGGCTCAGCTGGAGTTGTAATTGGCCGCGGCGATGATGGCCTGTGGACTATGATAGTAGCCGGCACCAGCAATTCTGATCTTACAGAGCAAGAGAAAATTAAGTTTAACTTTGACGAATCTTCTGAGAATTATATTCGCAAAAAGTTTAATACAAATCCTCAATTAGGAAACTCAAATGCCTCAGACTTTTATCCTGCAGCCTCTGAAAAGTCATATTGGCTTGGTGAATCATACGAAGCATTCTTGAGAGATGGTACCGATCCGATCGCAACCCATGGTGATGGGGTGAGTTTGCTTACTGGCTCTCAAGCTGTTCTTCTTCCACTTCAAAATACCGCCGGTCTTGGAATGCACCAGAGAAAACAAGAATCTAGAGAAGCTGTGGCTGGTTGGTTTATTGGTCAGGACCTGGGCTCGGCTGCTAGTTATGTGCCTTTTAATCAGCAAAAGCTTTTTCGTCTAATTGGCCGCGGCCATGGAGAGTGGTTATCGAAAAATGTCAAAGTTTCTATCGAAAAAATAAGAACACCTACTTCAAATGCCACTAAATATGGTACTTTCTCGTTAGTATTGAGAAATATCAATGACACTGACAATAATGTTGTTGTGCTTGAAAGATATGATAACCTTTCGCTAGATCCAACTTCTGTAAACTTTATTGCAAGAAGAATTGGAGATAAATATGTACAATGGGATTCTACTGAAAAGAGACTCAAAGAGTATGGCGAATATGATAATCAGTCAAACATAATTTATGTAGAGATGAATGCTGACGTTGAAGCCGGCGCCACAGATGCATCGCTTCTTCCGGTTGGTTATTTTGGTCCTCCGAAATTCACTGATATCATTGCGTGTGTTAGCGGTGCTTATGAGATTGCCGAAGGCGGTCCCAAGGTCGCGACATCTTTCATCACCGGCG